CAGCCAACGGCCGAGAAGCACTGTATTCCAACACAGAAGGGAGCAATAACACAGCCAACGGCCATCAATCCCTAAAATTCCAACACAACAGGGAACTATAACACAGCCACCGGCTATGCCGCACTGTTTTCCAACACAACAGGCGACAACAACACAGCCACCGGCAGGAATGCACTGTTTTCCAACACAAGTTACGACAACGTATCAGGGTTAGGCTACAATTCAGCAGTAACAGGTTCAAACCAAGTATCACTGGGAGACAGTAACACGACTGTATACACTCAAAGTGGAAGTGTTAGTAGCCGCTCTGATTTGCGTGATAAAGCAGACGTGAGAGATACGATACTGGGGTTAGATTTTATCACTGCCTTGCGTCCAGTAGACTACAGATGGGATCAACGGGAAGATTACAAGCCTGATGCGCCTACCAGACCTGAACCTTTGAATAATGATGCAACAGAGCAAGAAATCGAAGCTCACGAGTTGGCACTATCTCAATATGAAAACGATCACGCTGAATGGTTAATAGCTGTAAAACACGAAAATCTTATGCATGACGGAACGCATACACGTACCCGGTATCATCACGGTATAATTGCACAAGAAATTGCTGAAGTAATCGCGGAAAGTGGAGTTGACTTCGGTGGCTACCAAGATCACAAAGTAAACGGTGGTGAGGATGTGTTGACCATAGACTATAGCGAATTGATTGGTCCTCTGGTTAAAGCATTACAGGAGGTTAACCAGAAATTAGATGTACTAAAACAAGAGTTTGATGACTACGTTGAAACTCATTCTTGAGGAAATACATTATTAAAAACCTACAAAGAAAACGTAAAACTAGGGAGGTCTGACTAACCTCTCCAAACAACCTAGTACGGACTCCAATGTTATCAGACCAAGGATGGTCAATCTTAAAATCACTCCCCCACACAGTTAACTCTGGAACTACATACCACAATAGCTCAAGATCACCACCTACCTGAAGTATAGATGGGAAGTATTTAGAGTTTTCTCCGTACCCATGTATGAGTCCAAAGCCAACGGATAGGTTATCTCCTGAGAAGGTTCCCACAGAGGGGAGGATACCTCCGAAAGGGAAGTGGTAGCCTAGTGTGACCGTAGGATCATTGTAGCTGTTGTCCAACCTTGCGACAGTCCAACAGTTGTAGTTCACACCTATAAAGTTGTTATCCTCATTGACAGTGTTCCTATCCGTTATAAGATGTGCTGTGTAAACCCCGTACTCAACTTGCACGTCATCACTGCAATCTGCACTAACAAAGCTTGATGATATTAACGTAAAAGCTACTAGTAGATTCCGAACAAGCATGGGCAAATCCCCCTCATAATTTGTGTTAACTAATTTAATAATACAGATCCTGTGTTGAATTAAAACCCAACTTACAAACCTATTACACTTGGAGGCAGAATGTGCTCAGAAGATGAAATTAATTGGGATGACTACTACCCCGTGATGCAGAGGCATGAATTTGTATGCTCTCACACTGGTAGGGTGGAGATGAAGAAGCACTTCCTAGACCTCTTATACAAACTACGTATAGAAATAGACGAAAGCTTAACCTTTTCATCTGGCTACAGGCACCCTACACACCCCATAGAGGCAGCTAAAGAGGAGCCTGGCTACCATAGTGAGGGCATCGCTGTAGACATCGCCTGCTGGTCTGACAAGGCCTTCCGTATTATCAAGATTGCTATGAAGTTGGGATTTACAGGGATTGGTGTTAGCCAGAGGTCTAAGGTCGATCGTTTCATACACCTTGATACGAGACCCGAATCTGATCCACCTCGCGTCTACAGTTACTAAGGAGATATGAAGTGGCAGATGAAACGTTTGGTTTTGATCGACCTTTTGATGTACATGAGAAGGTAGCTGTTCACGGTGAACAGATCAGGAATATAAATTATACACTAGAGCATATATCAGAGGTTTTAGATAAGCAGACTGTAAGTATCCAAGCCATGTCTGAAGCTATCGTGAAACTAGCCAACACCCAAGAAATTATGCAACAATTATACACAGACTCCAAAGTTCTACGAGAAGACTTAACAGAAACTCAAGTTAAACAAGAAGTTATGGAGGAGAGAGCGAAAGCTGTCCCAAAGCTCGAAAGGGAGGTTACTGATCTAGGTCTTCTAGTGCAAGCTATAAAGACTCGACAGACTCAGAACAATGTAGTCATAGGTGCTATTGCAGCAGCTGGCACGTTGATTGCAACAGGAGCAGTTAACTACTTTTTTAAAATCTTTGGTGGGGCGGTTGACAAGCCCCTAGTAATCATGTTTCAATGTAGCCTCAATTCAAAAGAAAGAGGTTATCTATGGATATTAGTACGTTTATGCCGTTGATTGAAGTCTTGCTGGGTTTGCTAGGTGCAGGACTATTAGGTGTTGTTAGCTGGGCCACTGCAAAGTGGGGTATTGGTAAGAAGACTGAATCTGGTGAAAAGTTGAATGGTTTGCTTAACGAGGCTATCGACTACGGTATCAGCTTTGCTGTTGAAAGGCTCACCAACCGTGGTAAGACTATCAATGGCCCTGTCAAGCAAGAAGATAAGGACGGTTTTGTTGATGACGCAGTGGAGTATGTTGTCAAAGGGGCTACTGGTATTATTCAAGCATTCGGATTGACGGAAGGTCGTGTTCGTGAGATGGTGGAGGCACGCCTCGGTGGTAAGATTGAAGTTGAGGAAGATCAAAGTAGCGGAGCTAGTATGACAGCTCCATAAACAACAGGGGCTTCGGCCCCTTTTTTGTGAGTTGAGAGGGCAAAATGATGAAATGGCTTAAGATATTCCTAGAAATTTTTAAAATGGCTGAAAAAGCTGCAGGTGTGTATAACCGCAGAAAACGTCAGAAGGGTATTGAGAAAATCAAGAAAAATCCGGGAGGCTCTTGGAATGATAAATTCAGCAGTTAAACTATCACTCACCTTGGTGGTTGCGTCCTCTGTTTTAATCGGATGCGCCACTGTTACAGACTTCCTAACCCCAGCCCCCCAAGCTGTGGTATGTCAGATTGAAGCTGTTCCAACACTACCAGTATTTGATGAGGTGTCTGGCACAGTTACACTTGACGCTAAGAATATAGAAAGCCTACTACTTTACATAGAGTCACTTGAAAGTTGTGCAGATAAGGTACGATAATTAGAACACTATCCCTTATAATAGTACCTTAAGTATTACAATTGATACTCTAAAGGTGTTAGAATGAGTGATAAGAAAAAAGTCAGTGATGCTATTATGGTTTTAGTTGACAATGAAATTAAAGCAAAAGAAGATCTAGGGGATTTGCCGAGGGGCGAGTTGGTTAAGATGATCTATCAAATTACTAACCGACTTAACTATTGGGAATTTGTTAAACAATCGAAAGTGTTTGAACAAGAGTAGGGGTGTGGATGTTAGTAAAAAATTATGTGGGAGAGGAAGGTTATCTAAGGTTGCTTGACGATATAATGATTCACGGAAAAGACAGAGGAGATCGAACAGGGACAGGTACACGATCACTTTTCAGTGCGACTGTTATGTTTGATCTACAAGAGAGATTCCCACTATTAACTACAAAGAAGATGGCAACGAAGTCTATCTTTGGTGAGTTATTGTGGTTCTTATCTGGCGATAGTGATTTAGGTTCTCTCCGTACATTTACTTTTGGTTTCAAAGATAACCAACGTACAATCTGGGATGATAATATAGTTAAGTATTCTGGTTCTAACACTGGTTCTGGGGGATTACTATATGGTGTCCAGTGGAGAGAGTTTGCAGGGCGTGATTCAGGGTTGGAAATCTACAGTGATCAGATTAGTGAACTGCTAGAAGAAGCCTCCCAGAATCCAGAGTCGAGGAGGTTGTTAGTGAATGCTTGGAACTCCGCTGAGATAAGAGAACAACTTATGGCATTACCACCTTGTCATTTTGCTTTTCAGCTTTATATTGAAGATGGTTTTTTAAATCTAAAATGGAATCAACGCTCTTGTGATGCCTTCTTGGGTGTCCCGTTTAACATAGCAAGCTATGCAGCTTTGACACATATTTTCGCTAGGATTCTAGGGCTGAAGCCGGGATTTTTAATAGGAGACTTAACAAACGTGCATATTTATAATAACCATTTCGATGCTGTTAGGGAGCAGTTGGAGAATGAGATTATTAAGTGTGATACTAGACTCTTGATTCCAAATATAACATTGGATAATATACGGTACTTCTCAGCTAATGATTTTGTTATTGAGAAGTATGAAAGCCACAAGCCTATAAAAGCACCAATGGCTTTCTAATTAACCCTCTGTGAACTCACCGTCTACAGCCTCATCCTCTATAGGTATTGGGGCTTGTTCTAATTTAACACCTAGTTGCAGTGCAAGCTTATTACGGAGGTCTTGATCCCTTGCATTAATATTGTGGTTATTCTCTACAGTTGTTTTAGTGCCATATTTATCCTTGTCACTGGCTTTGAGAAGTGTCTTTAACAGATCATCGGAATACCTTTGCTGTGAACCAACTACTGAACCTTTGTAGTATATATCCTCTTTCACACCTTCTACGGCCCTACGCTTAGCCTCTGCTTCTAACACACCTAAGTAGTCAGCCTCTGCTGTTTTAAAACGCTTATATAAGTCGTGGTCCTTAGACATAACCTTGTCAAGCTGCACAGGCGTAAGCCCCACTGATGCACAGGCTGTCTTCTTGTTGCCAGTCTCTTTCATCACACTGCACAGCCTCCTCTTACGAGTGACGTTGAACATGTGCTCTTTGACTTTACGTGTGACTGTCTTCACGTTATCATTGGACTCGTCTGCAGGTTGCGGTTGAGAATCCTTGTTATCTTCTTGACTCATACCATCTCCTAATGTAGTATCTCATCCTGAGTTAGATTGACTAACAGGCCATGTGTTTAAACAATGAGGAGTATTTGATGAGCTTCCCTGAGATAGAGAGCGCCTACTACCAACAGTTTGAGAGGTACATAGAAGCAGCTTGTATCGGATTCTATAGGGATGCTGAGCCGAGCTATGAAGAGCGTCTACATTTTATACAGACAGTCCCCGAGGATCTACAGAAAAATGGTACACAACTGGTACAGGTTGTAACGGGGATGGTCATGGGTGTACTACCGATGCCTATGATACTAAGGTTGTATGAGATGGAATCTCAGATGGACATTGATAATATTTATAAAACAGTAGTACAACGAATGAAAAACCCGGAGGTACACTAATGAGTAGTATTGATATAAGAACAAACAAAGCTGAGCCTTTAGACACTATCAGGTTCGCGGAGGAGAGTGAAGATTTTTGCTCTATCATCGTGAAAGAGGCAGATGGTAATATTCAAATCGGATCTTCATTGAACGGGCAATTCTGTTTAGTTGAGAATATTGCTTCTCTCCGAACACTTATTGCAGCACTAGAGTATGCTGAGGAGTTGGAGTGGGGTGCCTATGAGTCAAAACGATAATTACCAAGAGGGTGTGTTACTAGGTAATTTTGAATGTGTTTGTGGGAAGTCATCCGATGCAATGTCAGTCTATGAGAAAGTAGACAAGAACGGTGAAATAATTAAAGATGGTTATTGCAGGAGTGGGTTCTGTGAACGAAAGCACAAGTATATCAAACCTAGTGAATTAGGTTTTGAGCTAGTTAAGGCAGATAAAAAAGTGGAGGATCAATACATAATGAGTGAAGATGTAGCGGAGCGTATTAGTGAGATACAGAAAGGGGATTTCCGGGGTTGGAAAGATCGACGCCTACCCAAAGACCTCTCTGCATTCTACGGTGTTCAGACAGAGATAGACAGTGAGGGCAAGGTTGCTAAACGTTACTACCCTTGTTATGACCAGCAAGATAAGCTTACGTGCTTCCGTGTCCGTGATCAGAAAGTTAAGGATGCTAAGGCTCGTGGAGAAGACACCAGCAAGCCTAATTTCTTCTCTATCGGTAAGAATCGTGCAACAGATAAAATGTTTGGTCAGCAACTCTTCTCCGGTGGTGGTAAGTTTTTAATAATCACAGAGGGTGAAGAGGATGCACTAGCGTACTTTAAAGCTATGAGTAACAATGAGAAGGGGTATGAGACACCTGTAGTTTCAATCACAACAGGTGCAGGAGGCGCTACCAAACAAATTAAAGCTAACTATGAGTGGGTAACATCTTTTGAGAAAGTGTTTATTGCTTTTGATAGTGATGAGCCAGGGCAGCAGGCAACTCAAGAAGTAGCAAGATTGCTTAAACCTCAACAGGCTTACGTTATCAATTTGCGACGTAAGGATGCGTGTGAGCACATTAAACACTCCGAAGATAAGAAGCTCCGAGACTTTTTCTGGAAAGCTGATAAGTATTCCCCTGCTGGTGTACTAAAGTTATCCCAGATGTGGGACTCTTTTGAAGAGGAAACAGGGAAGAATATTATACCCTTCCCACCGGCATTTGGACGCCTTAATGAGATGATGGGTGGTGGTATGGAACCTGGCGAGGTTACACTTATCGGTGCTCTAACAGGCGTAGGGAAAGGGCAGCCACTCTGGGAAAATGTCGTAACACCCTCTGGGTACAGAGAAGCTGGTAGCATGAAGGTTGGTGATTTCTTGATCGGTTCTGATGGTAACCCCACGAAATTGATAGGTGTTTTCCCACAAGGTGTTCAGAAATGTTACAAGGTAACATTAAATGATGGTAGTGAGACTATCTGCGATGAAAATCACCTGTGGTCTTGGAAGACTGAGCACCAGAGCTGGGAAGGCGGGAGTAATGTTACGAACACACAAGGGATGCTAGAATATATGCACAGTGGGGAGCCGGGTGGTAGACTTATACTTCCAGAGCTACCTGACAACCCTTGTGTGAACTGGGAGGGTAGAGACCTGCGGATAGACCCGTGGCTTATGGGATTCCTCCTCGGTAATAATTTACTAACACTTCCGATGCAGTTCCAGTGTTTTGAGTACGAGATAGTAGAAGAGCTTAAGATTATGATTGGCATGTGGGGGCTTGAAGTTATTAAAGATTCTCCTGCTGAGGAGGCTTGTGGAACCTATTCAATCTGTATCAAAGAGGGACACCACCAAATTGCTAATACTTTTATAAACTTACTACCGTTATATATGCATGAAGGCATCCCTGATGACTACCTACTAGGCTCTGCTGAGCAGCGTACAGAACTGATTGCTGGCTTATTTGATGCCCTTGGATTTTCAACAGAGGGGAACTTAGAATACTCAACACCCAGTCCTGATATGGCAGATCAAATTAGACTGCTTGTACGTAGCTTAGGGTGTACTTGCAGAATGATTGAGGAAGTATCTAGTTCTAATGAGCGCATATTTAGGCTCCTTATAGGTAATATAACAAAGGAGCGAGGTGTTGACAGAAACCTTGTGGAATCAGTAGAGGTGTTTACCAACGAAGAAACTGTATGTTTCAAGGTCGATGCTGCCGATGAGCTATACTTGACTAATGATTTCATTGTCACACACAACTCAAGTATAATTTCGCATACTGTCTATAACATACTGACAGAGACTGATTTAAAAGTTGGTGCAATGTACTTGGAAGGAACTAAACGGGAGGTAGTTCGAGACTTGATGTCGATTGATCAAAGGGTTAATCTAAAAAAGAAGAGCCGTGAAGAGTTGAATATGCCAGAACTGCGAGAGGCCTTCTTTAATGGTGTAGCTAAAGATGATCGTTTTACATTCGTTGATCATCAAGGCTCGCTAAGTAATGAAGAGCTGATTAATAAATTTCGATATCTCGCCAAAGCAGAGAAGTGTAATATTATCTTTGTTGATCCTTTGCAAGCAGCTATAGCCTCAGATAGTAATTCTGACACTATACACTTCATGGATTCAATCCTGAAAATTGCTAAAGAAACCGACTGTGCAATTGCTGTAGTCTCTCACATGAAGAAGCCCTCAGACAGAGACCCTCACGAAGTTAATGAGTATGATTTAATGGGTAGCTCTTCACAGAACCAGATAGCTTTTAACACAATCCTGATATCCCGTGATAAGATGAATCAAGATCCTAAGAAGAGGGACAGCATACTTATTCGTATAGTTAAATGTAGGCGCACAGGTGAGACTGGTGAAGCTGGTTGGTTGCGTTATGACAAAGCTACGTCCATGCTCTACGCTACAAGTAACCCATACGAAGAGGATGAAGATACTTTCTCTTCTGAGGAGCTGGCATTGTTTGGCGATAGCACAGTTGACAAGTCTAAAGAACCGATGGAGTACTGATTATGAATAGGGTGGTGTTTGACATAGAAACTACAGGGTTGCTTGATTCTAAGACTATAGACTATTCTAGCTACCCTTTTAAGTTGAAGCCTACTTTCAGAGTGCATTGCATTGTCTTTAAATACATAGACACAGGAGTTAGATTAAAACTTTATGAGGAGTCTTTAACTAAAGAGGCTGTTGAAGAGGCACTATCTTCAGCCACAGAAATCATTGCCCACTCTGGGATTAAGTATGACTTACCAGTGCTTCGTCTATTCTTTGGCCTAGAGTATCACGTAGGCTTAGACGATAGTGACGTTGATACAGTGATGGGCAAACCTTGTAAGATCACCGACACTGTAGTGATGTCCCGTACCCTCTGGCCTGATCGTCTAGGAGGCCACAGCCTTAAAGCTTGGGGTAAACGCTTAGGTATCTTAAAAGGTGATTTCGCAGATGAGGGTGAGCAGGTGTGGGAGGAGTTTAGCCCTGGGATGCTTAGCTATTGTGAACAGGATACAGAAGTTACAGAGGCTGTATTCCGTCAATTGCTCATAGAGAAATCAGATTGGCCTTGGGATGAAGCTCTTAATCTTGAGCAGGCAGCTGAGGAGCTTGCGTTTCGCCAAGAGCATTTTGGTTTCAAATTCTTCGCTGACAAAGCTCAAGTTGCTTTAGCTGACCTTAACGAGAAGATGCAGGTTATCGAAGATTACGCAGAGCCTCTGCTCCCAGAAAAGCCCTTGAGTAAGACGAATGCTAAGCCTTACCTAATTCCTAAGATACAGATAAAGAAGGATGGAAGTCTCTCAGCAATAATGAAGAAGTTTATTGACACCCACGAGGGTACTTGCACAGAGGATGAATATGGGATTTACAAGGTAACTTTTAACTCTAAAGGGGGTGAGATGTCCTTCATCCTGCCAACAGAGCAAGCTCTTATCAGAGACACTGAGCCAATGCTCCTACCTAATCAGAGGGATATAAAAGAGTATCTGGTAGGGTTGGGGTGGAATCCTCTAATCTGGGGTGACAATGATTTAAGTGTGAACCAGAAAAAGCAAAAACTTGATGATGAGAAGTATAAAACTTCTGTCATTCGCTATTGCCGAGAGACAGCCGAGAGCACTTTTAAACCTCACAGACTGTCTCATCTGAGGTGTAAGACCGTGATGGAGATGTATCAGAAGTTAATGTCTGCTAACAGGGATCGTCCCGTTAAAGTGATATCATCCCCGAAGTATACTATCAATGCGGATAAGGAATTGTGCCCTAATCTTGAGAGGCTTGGTGATAAAGTATCTTTCGTCAAAGATGTTGTCTACTGGCTAACCTACCGTCATAGGCGCAACTCAATACTCTCACCAAACGGGTCTGGATTTCTTGCACAAGAGCGTATTAGTATTGACGGAAGGATACAAACACCTGTCATTGCTTGTGGTGCTTCTACTACTAGAATGCAGCACAAGGTAGTTGCTAACATACCGAGACCCACGAGTTTGTACGGTGCTCCGATGCGTGACCTCTTTGGTGTTGAAAAAGACACTTACCAGATAGGTTGTGATGCTTCAGGCTTGGAAGCACGTGTTGAGGGTCACTACACAAGGCCGTATGAGGGCGGTGAGGACTACATTATGAAGCTGATGGGTGAGAAGCCTAATGACATACACACAGCAACTGCAGCGGCTATGGGGATCATTAGGGACGATGCCAAGACATTGAAGTACAGTTGCCTACCTGTAGACTCAACAACTGTCTTAACAAAATCTGGATGGAAGAGTTACAACCAATTGTCTGTGGGTGAGGATGTCCTTACCTATAATACGTCTACAGGTTTTAACGAGTGGAGTCCTATCAAGAATATCTTCTACTACCCTAATGCAGATGTAGTGAGTATGCGTCAAAAGTCTTTTAAGTTTGAGAGCACAGGAGACCATAGGTGGTTTGGTAGTATTCGTAGGTCACCTAAGAAGAGTCCTCGGTATTATGAAAACTTGTTTAAGACAACTGACGAGATAAATACTGAGTTTAGGATCAAGAATTCAGCAGAGTATGTTGGAGGTGACTCCCATGTTAGTGTAGATGAGGCTAAGCTTGTTGCTTGGATTCTTAGTGATGGCTACCTCAAGTGGGCAAAAGACACTGGAAGGACTTCATCTCAGTTTGGAAATCGCAGGGGGGTTTCTTGCAGGGTTTCTCAAGATGAGTCAAAGTATGTAAAAGAGATTGAGGAAGTTTTGGAGAGTGTAGGTGCAAAGTTTACTGTACACGTTTCTAAAAACAACACCGGCTTTAAGACTTTTATTCTCTCACCATACTGGTTTAGAGAGTTTTGGGCTAAAGTAGGGCTACCTCAACAAGATAAGCATGATATTGATTACCTAGAGTGGATATGCTCACTTGAGAAGGAGTCTCTGGGGGGTTTTGTAGAGTCTTTTTGGCAAGCTGATGGCTGGACTAAAGGGCGTGGAAAATATATTAGTCAGAATGAAGGTAACGTTTATGAGGCAATACTATTAGCTTGTTACTTGGTTGGATACTCCCCTAAAGTATCTTGGGGTTTAACTATGAATAGTTTAACTGTGAATAAAAGACACGCCAACATCACACTTAGCAAGAAGCAAAGCAGAACTTGCCAAAAGATGATCAAGTCTTTGACCAGGGATACGGATGTTTTTTGTATAGAAACGGCTAACTCAACCTTTGTAGCTAGGCAGGGGGATGTTATAACAATCACAGGGAACTGCAGCTACGGTGCTCAACCACCTAAGATTGCTAAACAGATGGACTGGCCTATAAACAAAGCACAGCAAGCTTTCGAGGATTTCTGGGAGGCAGCATACCCACTGAAACTCTTGAAAGCTAAGTTGGGAATCTACTGGAAGGGTGCGGGAGGTAGTAAGCTCATTAAAGCTATCGATGGTCGTAAGTTGATGTCAAGATCAGAGCACAGCCTGATAAACTTGCTGTTCCAATCTTGCGGGGCTATTATTATGAAGAGAGCAGCGATCATTGTTGACCGTTGGCTGGCTAAGGAAGGCTACCTGTTTGACCCTTTTACTGACTCTAGCTTTTATGGAAAGGCTATGTTTATGATTCAGTATCACGATGAGTATCAACTACAAGTTTGCAAGTCTTTAGTTACAGTGGTAGAGTTCGACGATGAGTCTCAGGCTAAGAGCTATGAAGGAGATGGCACTAGGGTGTCAGACCTCTCACATGTTGGCGATAAGTTCTGGGTGGGGACTAGCAAGGTTGGGGAGAAGATGTCCCTTGCAATTAAAGAGGCAGCAGAGTACTATGGTTTACGTGTCCCGTTTGATGGTGATTATCAGATCGGGAAGTCTTGGTTACATTGCCACTAGGAGGTTTTATGAACGGTAAGAAAGCAAAAATGATCCGTAAGTTGACTAAAGAACATGCTTTAGATTCTTGGCCTGAAGTTGATTATAAGACCGTTAACGAACGGACGAAGACTTATAAGAACTTGATGGGTAAGCTAAGTCAATACCACACTCACACCCTAGTACTAGCGGTTTTGTAAACGTAAGTTTTATGAAAGAGCTGAAAAAGGATGTTAAGAAAGGTGTTGACATCCTAAGTCTACAAACGGTATAGTAGCTTGGTTAGGAGACTATACTCCTTTTCCACTCAGATTGAGCGGTGGATAGATAAAGGTCGATCCCGTAGTACAGGGGCTGAGTTACACTTCCCAAGCTTGTTCGTGTTGTGGCTGCATCAGCCACGACAGTCCGAAAGGTAGAGCAGGACTTGGAATAAGAGAATGGGCTTGTACCAAGTGTGGTACACTGCATGATAGAGATATCAATGCTGCTAAGAACATTCTTGCGGTCGGGCATGGCCGTCTTGCAGAAGGAATCCCCGTCCTTTAGGGCGGGGTGGATGTCAATTGTAGTTCCACAGAGGAGATTTTATGAATTCACAAATGGTAATTGATAGGTTAAAAGCTTTACAAAATGAGCATGGTATGCGCTCAGTGCATGTATACGCAGACCATGGCCAGAGTGCTGAAGGATGCACTTCAATTGATATGGAGTTTATTACTGAGGATGATGGCAATGTCGAAATCATTCACGAAGACGACTTCGACGAATTTGAAAATGGTACCGAAATTGTTTTCGTAATGTATGGTCAAGAGGGGGAGACTTTATGAGGTCTGAAGCTATTCTAAGTTTGATGGGTACAGTGATTTTTATCGGCAGTGCAGTAGGCTGGGTGATTAATATCTTTAAGTTGATAGAGAACAATCTGCCACTAGCTCAATGGACAGTGGAGGAAGTTATACGAGCTGTCGGAGTACCTGTTTTTCCTGTGGGTGCTGTAATGGGGTATCTCTGAGGCAGGTCTAACTACAAAGCAAGTAGAAAAATAATCACTGAGGTCGGAAAGTTGTTAAGAGCAGTGGTAATGTCGAATCTATTAGGGTGTAATAGAACAGTACGTAGTAGCGGTTCGCGTACAATCCCCTGCAACGGTGGCGACATAGCAGAGACCGAACCTTCGACGGTATATTCGAGGGCACTAATTAGGACTCTGTGGTGTAACGGTTGCATTGTAGGTCAGCACGTAGCGACGTGTACCGGAGAGGCCTTGCCGGTGGTGTTGGTTCGACTCCAACCAGAGTCCTATTTAGTGTGGTGAATACTAGTTGTATTAACATTCCCACTCAGCCGCCTAAAGCTCTTTACTAGACGATCCTGCAGGAATTAGGCGCATACTACAGGATCACATAAGAACTTAATTGAAATAACGGATGTGAGATACATCCAACCCTGGAGGATTTAAAATCTATGACAGCTATTAAATTTCAGAAAGACAGCAAGGGCGATATAACTAATGTTTTATTGACTGATGCATCCATATACTACTGCAAGATCCGCAGACCACAGGCTATCTACGATGACCGTAATGTGAAATTTGACCAAGCTCGTAAAGAGTACTCAGTTGAACTAGCAGTGTCTGAGGAAGTCGCTGATGCTTGGGATGAAGTCTTTGCTAAGCAGCCTTCTAAAAAGTATACTAATGCTAAATTTCGAGAGAAGTATAAGCTCGAAGAAGATGACGATCTTCCGTTCCCAAAAGAGAAGAAGCAGTTCACTATTAAAGTCACTCAAAAAGCTCAGGATAAAGAGGGTGATGCTATTAGACCCTCCAACATCCCTCGCATCCTGATGGCTGACCCGGATAATCCGAAGAAAGGTTTGGATATCACATTCGACCGTAATGTTGGTAACGGTTCAAAGGGTCATGCAAGTGCTCGTGTCAACACAAATGATTACGGATCTTTTGCCTATCTCAATAAGCTTAAGATCAACGAGTTGGTTGAATACGAAGATTCCGATGGTGGCCTCTCGGATGAAGAAAAAGATGCGTTTGGTTTTGATGACGTAGAATTTGCGGAGTCAAGTGGAGCGGGTAGTGTTGTTGTGGATGGCGAAGAGGAAGATTCACCTTTCGATGAAACTCCAGAGGATGACGGCGACTACTAATTAGCTGGGCCAGCTACTAAGGCTTTTTAATTTAGTTATAGGGGCTTCGGCCCCTTTTTACTGAGAGGTGGACTATCACATGGCTAGAAATCCAGTGAAGAGAGCAGCAGATAAGCTTACAAAACCTGCAACACACACAGATAAGAAGAGAGCGTCTCAGCGAGGCTATGAGAAGCATAGAGGGGAAACCTCACCATCATCCGTAGAACCATCAAAACCCTCCCACGCTTACGTTGACGCGGATATGTTGCTATTTGCTGCAGCAAGCTCAGGTGAGAGAATTAAATACAGGTATTTTCACAAAGGCGAGCTAGTCTCTGAATTTGGTTCTGCGGCTGATGGCAAGAATTGGATTGAAGAAGTGAAGGAGTTCGATCTTGACGTGCAGTTCGGGTTTAAAGGTGACGTTGATGAGCTAGAGAGGTTTGTTGACTATGAAATTGGTGACCTAAACACTTGCAAGAAAAACTTTAATAACACGCTGAAGGAGTGGGTCCGTAAATCTGGTTGCAAGAAGTATACAGCTTACGTTTCCAAAGGTGCTGGCGCTATGAATTTTCGTTACGGCATTGCGACTATCAAACCTTACAAGGATAAACGTAGTGGTCTAAGAAAACCTCACTACCTCGAACAGTTACGCAAGCATGTTCACACACTACCAAACTGCAAGAAAGCCGTTGGTATGATTGAAGTCGATGACATAGTGTGTGCCATGGCTCAACGCAAGGGTGAAATGGGTGTGGTGGTTGCCGGAGATAAGGACGCTCGACAAGCTTCCGGCTGTTGGATTCTGATACCAGATGAGATGGAGCATCCAATCTTCTCTGATCCACTTACAGTAGGTAGACTTTACAAGGCAGAGCATAAATCAAAGGTTCTAGGTTACGGTTGGTTGTTCTTGCTGCAGCAAATCCTTGAGGGGGATAAAGCTGATACTTACGGTGGTTGTAAAGGTATCGGAGACACTAAAGCTTTTGCAATCCTAGAGCCGTTTAATGACAGCCCTATTGAAGACCTTGCGCTTGTCGTAAATGAAGTGAAGAAAACATTTGATAAAGTCTATAAGAATGGTTATCATTACACCAACCATCACACGGGAGAAGATATCACTGCTACAGGCAAGGATGTAATGATCGAGATGGCACAGTTGGCATACATGCTCAAAGGGAAAGATGATGTATGCCCACTAATTTCTATGTTAGAAGATAACTAAAACTTGGAGAGGGGGTTTAATATATGATTGAAGAGAAGGTATTTTATTCAAGTCGCGGAGAACGCATTGAAATTTTCCTGGACGAGGAGATAGGCCCACCAAGTTTATACCGTACAGAGTTTTTAAGTCTGTCTACCGCGACAGAGAACGATGAGATTATTATTCACATTAATACTCCCGGTGGTGATCTTGACACCACAACGAATTTCATCCACTTAATGAAACAATGCGAGGCCACTATCACTACTAACTTAGTAGGTAATGCCTACTCAGGCGGTAGTATGATCTTCATGCATGGTGATGAGATGATAGTGCATCCTCATGGATCAATGATGTGTCACAACGCCTCTGGGGGATATGCAGGGAAGATCTCCGATATGCTTGCCCACTCAATCCACTCAGTTGAGATGTTGCATGACCTTGTAACCGACACTTACCAAGGTTTCTTAGATGCTAAAGAGCTTTCAGATTTGTTAGAAGGCAAAGAGTTCTGGATGAAGTCCCAGGAGATTCTTGAGAGGATGAATAAACGGCAGGAAGTTATTGAGGCTCAACATGAGGCTCTGTGTCAGGGTGAGGATTCTCATGGAGAAACTAACATTTCTGCTGAGGATGTCGCAGAAGCATTGAAAGAAGTGGAACGTGAAAATTACAAACAACACCAAACTAATCTCAAACCAGTAGAGGTTAGTTGGGATGATCTTTCAGTTATGAAATTCAAGGATGCTCGTGAAATCTGTCAGGATATTACAGGTACAAATCCTAAGTCTTGGTTAGAGCTAAAGTCTCTAGTAGACTCTAGTAGAAGACTACATAAACTGTGAGTGATTTTGAAGGGCGGGTTAGGATGCTGATTGAAAAGCATCCTGATTTATTCCCCACTGAAGCCAAATTCTGGTCATATTTAAGAGGTTGTTTGCGTAGAGGGCTGTGGGAGAAGTCTCCTATGAAGTTTAAATACAAAGAGAGTCAGATGGGGCCACCTCCAGCGGGTTACACAGGTAAAGGACGTAAAGGAACTTATTGTGCGTTGACGGGTGTGTGGACACCCACGAGTAAGATGGAGGTAGATCATACTGAGGGTCACATCCCGTTAACTCTTGAGGAGCATGTGATACCTTATATAATCCACTTGCTCTCTACAGGAGGAGATGAACTTCAGATGGTTGATAAGGAAGCTCATAAGATAAAGTCCTATGCAGACCGTATGGGCCTTACATTCGAGGAGGCTACAATTGAAAAGGACGTTATTAAATTCGCTAAAGGGACTAAACTACAGCAATCTCACACCTTAAAGGCATTAAAGATAAGCCCTGAAAAAGACACTCTTAAATGCTTTAAGCAAGCTTACAGAGACTACTTAAAAACGGAGAAATCTACATGAACCAAGCAGAAAGCGAACTAGGAAGGGTTGCACTATTTAATGTGCTCATGGGAGCTGACAAGTACCACCGTGAATTAGATGATGTATCTATAACAGCGCAAATTAGTTTTATCACGGAAGAACACAGAGAACTTCTTGAAGCTTTGGAAGCTAATGATCGTACAGAGGTTGTAGATGCACTAGGCGACCTCCTAGTTGTCGTTGGAGGAGCGTGTCACCGTCTGGGGTATGATGCCGATGAGGTTTTGGAAGCTGTCAATAACTCTAATATGTCAAAGTTTGTGTATAACGAGCAGGAAGCTGAAGACTCTATCAGCTCCTACAAGGACGATCTGCGTTATAAGGATGTCTTTGTAGAGTGGGAGGGGGGTATCGGTGTTATCAAAGGCACTGTAGTTGAGACAGGATCTCAGAAGACGCTTAAGGGTGTTCACTACAGAGGGCCAGACTGGTCTAGAATTGACAAGAATCTTTAAAGGGGGTTTTATGAATTTTACTAAGGAAGACTTAAATGAGATCCTCCGTTTAAAGGTGAGGGAGGAGCTTAGTAGCCGTCAAATCGCAGAGGTCATGGGGTGCTGTAAATCAACTATCAACTACTTCCTAACTCGTGAGCATTACAAAGATTTTTGGAAAGAGTTTGAAGAGAGTAAGCCTATTGCTGCCGGTGAAAAACACTCGCCAGAGCACAAACGTATTGATATGAGTCAGAACAAGAATGCACGTTATGTGTTCGTTTCAGCTCAGAATAATACCTATGTCCACGAAGACTTCTTAAAATCACTAGAGAACTACTTAGAGTATAATAACGCTAAGCTTTATGTAAGCACATTCACCTACAACAAGCATAGCTTTGAGAACTCTACTAAAGCTGACGAGGACTTGTGGTATGACCCCAAGTTGCGTAAGCACACGCTTATGAATGAGCCTGTACAGCTCGCTAAGGGTCTTGTGTTCTGCGGTGAACTCAACATACTACCTACAGCAGTTAACCCCCTCAGCGGGCTACACAACTACACTGCACTAGATAGTGCTATCGTCCCTCATGCAAAGATGCAATTGGAGAGTATTCCAACGCCTAAAGTGCTTGATGCAAAGATTCTATATACTACTGGCGCTATCACCCAACGTAACTATGTTCAGAAGAAGGCGGGGCAAAAGGCAGGGTTTCATCATGTATTTGGTGCGGTTGTGGTGGAGGTTGATGAGGACGGTGATTGGTTTGTACGTCAGTTAATAGCTGAGTCTGATACAGGTAACTTCTATGATCTCGAAAATTACTACACACCGGAGGGTGTCTACGGTGTGTCTGGGTGTTCTGTAGAGGCTATTAACTGGGGAGATATACACGTTGCTAAACTAGATGAACAAGTCGCCAGTACGAGCTGGGGATATCCTGATTCTATGCTAGATACGTTGATGCCGAAGTACCAGTTTATGCATGATGTCTACGATCACAAGTATAGGAATCACCACAGCACGGGGAATCCGCACTTTATGTTCCAGATGTATTCCGAGAAGACCGAAAGTGTTAGGTCTGAGATTGAAGATACAGCTAGTGAGATGTTGAGGATGGATAGGCCTTGGTGTCAGATGGTAGTTGTGGAGTCAAACCATGATTTAGCGTTAGAGCGTTGGCTACGCGAATCTGATTATAGGAAAGATCCCGTCAACGCCTTATACTACCTGGAGTTGCAACTCGCCAAGTACTCTGCAATCAGTCAGCAAGAGAAGGACTTTAAGATTTTTGAATATGCCATTAAAGATGCTAACTCAAACCTAGCAGGTGTGAGGTTTTTAGGCACTGACGAAAGCTTTGTAGTTTGTGGTGTTGAGTGTGGTCAGCATGGTCACCAAGGAAATAATGGTGCCCGTGGTAGTGTTAGAGCTTTCCAGATTCAAGGCACGAAGTTTAACATCGGTCACGGACACTCAGCATTCATTAAGGATGGTGTCTATGCGGCTGGTGTGTCGGGTAAGAAAGAAATGGGATACAACGTAGGGGGGAGTGGTTGGTCACACTCTCACATTATTACTTATGCAAATGGTAAAAGGGCAACTGCCACACTGAAGAACGGGAAGTGGAAGGGGGATTTCTAATGTCAACTAAGGAAGAGATGGACTTTTTAAAGTGGTTAAGGTATTTCTGGGCAGAAGCGGACTTTGGCACATCCCACTCAGATGTGGTGTCAAGCTTGTACTCAAAGTTTAAGGAACGTACAGGTATTAAAATTCAAGAACTAGAGGAGGATTGACGATGAGTGATAAAAGTTTTTTGAGAAGATAGCGGATGGCACAGCAGATCCAACCTTCAGTAGTAAGGTAGACAGTATATGGGATGTCACAAATGGAATCAGTCGGGAAGTCTTATACACAGTCCAAGAGCGTTATGTAGATAAAGAGGGTGGCAATCAGTTGTACTACGCCACGAGGACGTATGATAGGTCTCGTGATACAGAGTACTGGAGAGAGACAGTAGATATCACTGCCAAGTAGAACATAGAGTGTCACCTCCTATCAAAATAATAACCCCCACACCCTGCCCTCCGGCGGGGTTTTTAACCTACGAAGGAGATTAATTTCTAAATGAAACCTAGAATTCTAACAAAGAAAGACTCTTACACTTTCGACTATCCAGCTGTGATTGAATTTTGTAATACTCAGAGAGATATTCTATGGACTGAGAATGAGTTCTCTGTATCCAAAGACGTACAAGACCTTCTCGTCAATATGTCTGAAGCTGAATCGCATGGCGTCAAAGAAGTTTTAAAGTTGTTTACCCTCTATGAGTTGATTGTAGGCGGTGAGTACTGGAATGGACGATTTAAAAGGATGTTTCCACGCCCTGAGTTCCAACGCCTAGCATCTACCAACGGCTATGTAGAGCTTAATGTTCACGCACCATTCTATGCAGAACTTGATAAAGCTCTAATGCTTAATACAGATGAGCATTACCAATCATACCACCACGACAAAGCTTTACGAGATCGTATAGAGTTTATTGAAGCTGCTGTAACTGATAAGAATGAGCTAAAGAGTATTGGCGCATTCTCTATGACTGAGGGTGCAATCCTCTATTCTAACTTTGCCTTCTTAAAGCACTTCCAAGCTAGCGGGAAGGATCAGATTAAGAATGTAGTTGCAGGCATAAGTATGTCTGTTACAGATGAGAATCTGCATGCTATGTCAGGTGCTTGGACTTACAAGACCCTTAGAGCAGAAGCCTTAGAGTGCGGATACTACACACAATCTCAAGTAGAGGGTGTTGAAGAAGACTTGGTTAAAATGGCACACACTATCTATGATCACGAATGTTTAATCATTGATAAGATATTTGAAAAAGGGGCTATCACAGGTATAACAGACAAGCAGATGAAGTACTTTGTACAGCACCGATTAGATGTGTGCCTTGAGTACTTGGGAATTGCGAAGGTATTTAAGCCTAAGTACAACCCCATTGCTGATTGGTTTTACAGCGACATCAACTCTTATCAAATGAATGATTTTTTCAATGCCGGTGGGTCTGAGTACACACGTAACTGGTCAGCCGATTCATTCACATGGGACACATCACAGAAAATTAATACAGGGGAAGCAGCGTGAGCGATATTTATGAAGACATGAGTGAAGAACGGAAATATAAGCAAGAGAATGGTGAACTCCCTACGTGGTACACAACAGGGGGTTATCAGATCTTGTGTAAGAAGTACCTAGACGAAGATGAAACAGCTTATGACAGGTATTATAGCGTAGCTAAAACTGCCGCAAAACACACCAACGACCCGGAAGGGTGGACCAAGAGGTTCTTTGAGGTTCTTTGGAACGGTTGGCTCTCGCCAGCAACACCAGTTCTAACTAATATGGGTAAGCCTTTTAAGGGCACTCCTGTTTCATGTAGCGGTCAGTATGTTGGTGATAGTGTTTATGATTTTTACGGCTCTCAACAAGAAACTGGAATCCTTAGCCAAAATGGTTTTGGAACATCAGGATACTTTGGTGATGTTCGTCCTCGTGGTAGTGATTTTGCTTCTGGCGGTAAAGCTTCTGGGGTGATGCCTGTTATAAAAGGGTTTATTCAGTTAAGTAGGGATATCTCCCAAGGTAGTAATCGTAGAGGTGCATTTGCATCTTACCTGCCTATTGACCATGGAGATTTCTACGAAGCTATAGATTACCTTATGCATTACCCAGATGATAATAACATGGGTTGGATTCTTACAGAGGATTGGGCTAAGAAGATGGATAAAGGTGACTCTGACTCCCTCAAACGCCTTCAGAAGATTATGAAAGTTAGGTCTACGCTTGGTAAGGGGTATTTGATGAAGGAGTGGTCAGCGAATGCACAGCGCCCACAGATGTACAAGGATCTAGGTCTGGATGTTAAGGCTTCGCAGCTCTGCGTGACAGGCGATCAGTTAGTTGTGAGCGATAGGGGTCTTAAGACATCTCAAGCACTACACGAAGAGGGTGGTGATCTTATATTGTTCGATGGTCAGAGACCTGTTAAGTCATCCCCTATGAAACTTGTAGAGGAGGATGCAGAGGTTTGCCGTATCACACTGTCTAATGGTATGACGCATGATGTCACACACTATCACAAGGTTAAAACTAAGCGTGGTATGGTTGCTGCCGAAGATTTAACAGGGGATGACCACGTATACTTCCAGACTTCTGAGGGGTTGTTTGGCGATGTTCACATGCCCGACGAAGCTTTTCTACTGGGTAGGGGTTACTCTGAAGGGGATAGCATACCGGAGATAGTCCTCGAAAGTGATTTACAAAGCCAAGTAGCCTACTTGAAAGGTTTAGGTCAATCTCCTAATGATATAGTCTTAGAAAATGTTACAGACTTTGTAAAGACTTTAAAGCTTTTGCTAGTAAATCTAGGGATAGAGTTACCAATACCTGCGGGTGACTATTATAATGCGTCCTCAGTGTTGTCAGTTGAACCGATTGGTAAACAGGATGTGTACTGTGTGACAGTAGACTCAGAAGACCACCTATGGGTTTGTAATGGCATTGTCACTTCAAACTGCACGGAAATTCTACTTCACTCTTCTGAAGATCTAACTTACACATGTGTACTTAGCTCTATGAATCTATCTATGTGGGATGACTGGAAAGATACAGATGCTGTTTACGTCTCAACAGTATTCCTAGACTGCGTTGCACAAGAGTTTATCGAAGTTGCCAAGACTAAAGAGGGCATGGAGAAGTCTGTAGCATTCACCGAGAAGTCCCGAGCACTTGGGCTTGGGGTGCTAGGCTACCACACCTACTTGCAAGAGAATATGATACCATTTGCATCTTTTGATGCTATGATGTGGAATGCTCAAGTGTTTAAGAGTATCCAAGAAGAGTCTCTGAAAGCATCGCAGTGGATGGCTAAAGAGTTTGGTGAGCCTGAGTGGTGTGTCGGGTATGGTGTTAGGAATACACACCGCACAGCTATAGCACCAACTATGAGTACCAGCCTGTTGATGGGTGGTGTGAGCCAGGGTATTGAGCCGATAATTATGAACGTCTTCGATCAGACCACTGGCGGTGGAAAAGTCAAGCGGATCAACCCAACCCTGATAAAGTTGATGAAAGATCGAGGTGTTTACGATAAGAAAACACTTGAAGGCATCTCAGACAATGCTGGAAGTGTTAAAGACGAGGAGTGGTTGTCAGATGAAGAGAAGAAAGTATTCTTGACAGCTTTTGAGCTTAATCAGATGGATATTATAAAGGCAGCTTCGCAACGGCAACCTCGCTTGTGCCAAACCCAAAGTCTCAATACCTTTTTTGCGGAGGACGAGGATGAAGAGTGGATAATGGCTGTTGTACAAGCCTTTATCACAGACCCAAATCTCATAACACTCTACTATCAACGGAGTATGTCAGGAGTTCAGGCGGCTAAAGGGGAGGCATGTGAAGCCTGCCAGTAGTTGAGGAAGCCTCTGTTGAGGAAGCCTCTTAAGCCTTTCAAAGCCCTCTCAGGAGGGCTTTTTTGTGTCTATACACCCCCTTTACGAAGTAAACCTTCCAATCATTGAGATCTGTTGCTATAGTTAAAACCCATGTAGGTTAACTAAAAGTTTAATAAAGGAGTCACGATGATAAAATTCCAAAAGTATAACAGCATTGAGAATTCTTACCGGCAGCTCTTTGTTGATAAGTGTGATCAGCTAGGTTGCAAATCTTGGGTAGTCACTGAGAAGGTTCACGGTGCAAATTTCAGTTTCATAACTGATGGTGTATCAGTAAGACCAGCAAGTCGTAATGGTATCTTGGGGTCTGATGAGGAGGGTAACTATAACTTCTATGGGTGTTCCCCAGTTGTTAAGCGATATGCGTCGTCCATTAAATACATGTATCAAGAAGAGTTTAACAATTCTAGCCTAGTACAAGTATATGGTGAGTTATGTGGACAAGGTATACAGAAAAACGTGAACTATGGCGAGAAAGACTTTGTGGTATTTGATATCAAGGTTGACGGTGTTTTCCTAGACTGGGATTTAGTGGTTTCAGTGTGTAACCATAGTGGACTTATTCATGCACCAGAGATTGCTAGGGGGTCTCTATCTGACATGCTGGAGGTAACACCTGAATTCTTATCAATTGTCGCTGCGTGGTCTGACGGGGTTTGTAAGGCAGAAGGAGTTGTTATTAAGCCTATTGATGGATCTATTATGATGGGTGGAGTCAGGCCTATTCTTAAAAATAAATCAAAAGATTTTTCGGAAAAGTCCGAGAAAACTCCTAAGAAGCCCACTAAGATCTCAGAAGATCAAGAGGGAATACTGAGTAGCTTCTTAGGCTTCGTAAACACAAATAGGATTAGGTCAGTACTAAGCAAAACAGGAGTGCCTTCTGTAAAAGAGTTTGGTAAAGTCCAAGGTTTGCTAATACAAGATGCTAAGCAAGATTTTGAGAACGACCTGTATAGTATTAGCGATGAAGACTGGAAAGCTATTCGGAAGGTTATTAACAGAGAAGTATCCGCAATTATCCGTCCCCACTGGCTAAACATCATAGATAACAATTTTTAAGGGGTTGACAATGAGCAATTTTGAAATTACATGCCGAGGTGGAACACGTATTGAATACACGCGTAAACAATTTGCAGGGGGTGAAGAGCATGTTAAGCTTGGTAAGCTGCCTGTAGGAAGTAATCTCGGGGAGGTTGTCGTCAAGGGATTGGTCAAGTCATCTTCAAACTTCATGGAATTACTACTCCTAGCTGATGCCCTATACGAGTTGGAGAGTTCTATAGCTGAAACAATCACAGCCGACATTGGATACATGCCCTACTCTCGACAAGATCGAGTTTGTAATGTAGGTGAAGCTTTTAGTCTGCGTCTATTTCTACAAATGCTAGATATCTCTAGCTATGATACTGTGATGGTGGATGACCTCCACAGTGATGTCTCTGTGTATAGTCTTGAACTATACGCTACGGAGCTTGTAGAGCGCACACAAGGTCGGATACTTGTAGAGCACCTTAATGGTAAGGTTAATGGTAGCACTGTTCTGGTGTCTCCTGATGAGGGTGCCAGAGGAAAAGCAAAAGGAGTGGGAGCGGTGTTAGGATGCCCTGTTGCTATTGCTGAAAAGGCACGCTGCCCGCTAACAGGTAATATCACAGGTACCTTGATAAAGAATCCAGAAGCTGTCATAGGTGCTGACTGTCTAATAATTGATGATATTTGTGATGGAGGTCGAACGTTCGTACCGTTGATTGAGGAGCTTTATGACAAAGGTGCAAAGTCTGTTTCAATGTATGTCACACATGCTATACTCCCCTATGGGATACAGCACCTAATTGATAAAGGTCTCGACAAGTTCTACTACTATCATATATTTCGGGAGGATCTGAAAAGCCACCCCTCAATTGATAGCATTACCCAGTACCAAAACCTAGCATGGAGGATAGTACAATGATTAAAGTAGGTCAGAAGTACCTTTTGAATGAAGATTGGCCTTCCCATCCTCGCGGAGACTTTGTAATTATAAAGTCTGTAAGACAAGCACCCTGCCATTTTCCGGGCGCAGGGGAATATAGGAGGCGGGGAGATAATAGGTGACCACCACGTCGAAAAAGGGTTGGTCACTCTAGTGGAGGATGTAGATCGTCCTCTTTCCCCCACAGGAGTCTTGGGAGTCTGTAAATACAATCCTAAAACGCATCAAATCAGATGTAGCTAAAGTTGAGAGGATTTTACATGGAGAAGGGTAGGGTCGATGTAATCGTAGGTAATGCTATCTCAGTTGCACTCGCCACTCCTCAAGCAGCCTTCCTACACGTTGTAAATTGTAAAGGTGTGATGGGGAGCGGTGTTGCAAAGGAGGTTAAAGAGCGTGTCACAGGGGCTTATGAGATATACGCCTATGCAGCGGCTACAGGTATAAGACTCGGAAGTTACAGTACATCTGCAGGGTTTTATAACTTAGCTGCACAAGAGGATTTTGGGAGGCAGCGGAGACATCTTAATTATGCTGCATTAGCTCACTCCCTAAGTAGTGTCAGGCAAGATACACTTGCATACAACACAATTGTAGTTCCTTATAAGATGGGAGCTGACAGAGCTGGAGGTGATTGGGACATCGTTGTTGAGATGCTTGAGTTCTTTTTCGCTGATAAATTCATTATTGCTTGTAAACTAGGAGTGAACTAATGGAGATTACAACCTCGGCTACGCTAGCTAATAGCCCTATCTTTGATATTGATTTTTACAAGGCTGGTCACATCTATCAATACCCAGAGAATACCGAGAAAATCCAGTCGAACCTTACGCCTCGATCAGGACGCCTGTTTAGAGGGTCAAAGTTTTACGACGACAAGGTTGTTGTAGTGGGACTGCAGATGTTTTTGAAGGAATACTTGCAATCTGCTTGGCAGGAAGGCTTCTTCGATCTTCCTTGGTCAGACATCGAAGTAGCTTATAAAGAGGTTATGGATGAGTCCCTCGGTAAAGACTCTATTGGCACAGAGCACATCAGGAGTCTACACACTCTAGGATTCTTACCAATCTCTATATCTGCTATCCCTGAAGGTGAACGTGTACCTTTTAGAGTCCCTGTACTGACTATTGAAAATACTTTGACTGAGTTTAGTTGGCTAGTTAACTACCTGGAGTCTGTAATGTCTTCTGAGCTGTGGTTGCCGATGACAAGTGCAACTATTGCCCTTGAGTACAAACGTATACTCATGGATGCTGCGGAGCGTACAGGTTGCCCTGGCGAAGGTGTTGCAATCCAAGCCCATGACTTCTCCTTCAGAGGTATGGAGGGGCGACAAGCGGCTGTACGTAGCAGTGTTGGTCACTTAACCAGTTTCATCGGTACGGACTGTGTGCCAGTTATCCCTAAGATCAAACACTATTACGGGATGAGTGAAGAGAATCAGATGCCTATCGCTGTCTCAGTTCCTGCAACAGAACACTCAGTCATGTGTATGGGTACGCAAGGTGATGAACTGGAGACATTCCGTAGGCTGATCGAAGATATCTACCCGTCTGGTATTGTTTCAATTGTGAGTGATACTTGGGATTTCTGGAAAGTTATCACAGAGTACTTACCATTATTGGAGGATAAGATATTGGCCCGTGATCGTAATGCTCTGGGTCTGAGTAAAGTTGTGATACGTCCTGATAGTGGAGACCCTGTTGATATTGTCTGTGGTACAGTTGAGGTTGAAGACCTTTCGTACATCTCTGATTTCAATCATTTTAATAGGTCAGCAAGTGAAAGTCTTTCCGATATCGTCCAGTCAGAGACACCTCATGGTGAGATGGGTTTGCAAGAGGCTACAGGGTATTTTAAATATTCAGATGGTTTAGTTTATCGAGTTATCATATCGTGTGGATGGGGTCGCTATGATAAACAATACTATTATTTGGATGAGGTCGATCTTATCACCAGTGAAGAGGCGGTACTAACACCAGAGCAGAAAGGTGCTGTTGAATGCCTGTGGGAAACTTTTGGCGGGACTACCACGAGAACAGGCCACAGGCTGCTGGAAGAGCATATTGGCTTAATCTACGGTGACAGCATCACCCTCGACCGCTGCCATGAGATTTGTGATAGGTTAAGTAAGAAAGGCTTTGCATCTCAGAATGTTGTATTCGGTGTTGGTAGTTTTACTTACCAGTTTAATACAAGGGATACATTAGGCTTTGCTGTTAAGGCTACGTGGGGTGTTGTTAATGGAGAAGAGCGAGAGATCTTTAAAGATCCTAAGACTGATACGGGTGCTAAGAAGTCAGCTAAAGGTTACCTTAGTGTTGGAAAGGATGCAGGTGGAGATTTCTACCTCGTAGAAGGTAAGACGAACGCTACGTTCATTAACCAACTCCAGCAGACTTTCTATAATGGTCACATAATGCGTCATCAGACTTTCGATGATGTTCGTAACCGCCTCAACGCCTCTCTGTAAGCCTAGAGATCCTTTCATAACCTCTATACGCCTTCTTTACAAGGGGGCTATTTACCAGCGCCCAAGAATCTGTATACTTCACTTATCAACTAACAACGAGAGGGAATAACAGATGATAAAAATATTACCCCTGAACAACACATCAAAGTTAGACAGCGTGTCAACAGTGTAGCTTCTATAGCTGATAAAAAGTATGGCACTAATCTTTGTGACAACATTGAAATTAAGTGTGATGTCTCGGGTAGGGTAGCTGGATGGGCAGTGGGTTATAGGACTATACGTCTTAATAAAGAAGCGATTATCAGTCACTGGGAGGCCTTGTCGGGGGATATCATCCCGCATGAAATTGCCCACCTTGTCTGCAACAACAACAAAGAACTTGGTAACAACCACGATAAAGGTTGGAAACAAGTCTGCATTGCTCTAGGTGGAGATGGTAAGCGCACTCACGATCTTCCACTCACACCAGCGCGTAAGGCTAGGAAGTTTCTATACCGTCTTGAAGATGGCACTGAGTTCCATGCTGGTATTACATGCCATCGACGCTTCAAACACCGCACGTATTCTATGCCAGCAAAACGCACTAAAAGTGGTGTCAAGATATATATCGACTCTGTTAGACACTTTGTTAAGGAGGTTGGATAATCCACAATATGAAATATCAATCAAATTGCCAGTGGCCTGACGGCACAGTATCAAATGCAGATGGGGATAGTGTATCCACAGATGAGCATGATTCTTACGAGCAGGCTTATTGGGTCTGCCGAGCTTTAGCGTCAGAAGGTTTAGGAGGTGAACGCCTAGTATTCCCTACAAGTGTTTGGATCACGGAGGTCTCCGAGTATGCAGATTAAGCAGGGTGATACAGTGGACGTGGATGGGAGACCTCACGAAGTTTTCCATGGCCCTTGGCGGTATGAGACAAGCAAGAGTGCAAAAACTGGATATGGACTGTACGTTTTATTCGAGGATGTCGAGCGTGAACGGGATGTGTGGAGGCGGCGATGTGGTGTGGAGGTGTTAGAGCACTTCGGGTTTAGTCTAAAGACTGTCTAAAGACTGCCTAAAGACTATCTAAATTAACCCTTTACAAACCCTTGACAGATGATAGCAAATTTTGTGTTAGTATATACAACATCGGAATCAAGGGGTTTAACAACTAAACCTCCAACAACACAAGGGGCAACTTAATATGACTATTAAAACAGCAATGCAGATGATCACTGAAGCAAAAGAGAAGTCCCAGTACATCAGCGTTACATTCGTTAAGGTCAATGGTGAAGATCGTACCATCGTATACAACCCAAAATCTAAAGTTGGCATCCTTGGCGATAAAGCTACAGAGGCAGGTAAACAAGCTGTAGCTACACGGAAAGCTAATAACCCAAATCTGGTGTCTGTATTCGACTCTCAGTTAGCTTCAAAGGGAACTGCACCAGCACGTTGCTGGCGTTCAATCAACACTGATACAGTGAAAAAGATCACGTACAGCGGTGAGACTTACAACTTCTAAGGTAGCTTTCTAAGGCTAGAGAGGCATTACAATGAGTACTAAGATAATTGTTTTAAACGGCCCAAAATCAAGTGGTAAAGACATGCTCGGGGATTACCTAGCAGCAATCTTTGATGATGTAGTAGTAAAGTCTTTTAAGAGTGAACTGCTGGAGGATACTATTGAGCATTTTGGTGTCTCCCCTGAGTGGTTCTACGCAGTGTACGATAACCGCGTATCTAAAGAACAGCCGTTAGTGGAGCTTGGTGGCAAGTCTCCAAGGGAGGCCTTGATCTATGTCTCAGAAGACATTAAAAAACCCCTCTACGGTAATCAATATTATGGGGATTCTTTAGTAGGGTCTATAGACAGGGGCTTCATTAACGTGATCACAGACGGGGGTGTTGCCAACTTCACAGATACTGTTAATAAGACAGGGGAACATTGGGCAGAGATTATTCCTATCGTTGAAGAGTTTGGTGAGGACAACATCCTTATAATTCAACTGATGCGGGACAACTGCAGCTTTGAAGGAGACTCACGCCGATATTTTGGGCAGTGTAATATGACTCCAAGAATTATCGGTAGCCCTTGTAAATTCTCGGATGAGAACCTCCCGTTTAACACACCAGTTTTATCTACAGAAGTTTTAGACATAGACTGTGTTGAGGTGCATAATAACGGGAGTATTGACACCTTACTCGCACAGGTTGAAAGTATAATTGAAGATTTTAAAATAGGAGTCTTAACATGAAGAAATTTGAAGTAGGTCAAGAATACCGTATAGTAAAAGTAGATGATACTGGGTACGGTCTATTGCAAGAAGATCAAACTCTTGTGGTTAGGGAAGTTGATAATACTGGTGATGCCTACATGTATTTGAAGGACAATCCGGATGCTGGTGATTTTTCTATGCTAGAAGAGGAAATTGATGAAGGGGTTATCGTATTGATTAAAGATTGTGATGACGCACCTGAAGTCTACAGTATTGATTACGGTAGAGTCGAACTCGAAGTTGGTCAGAGGTATAGTGTTATAGACCCTGATGGTTTTGGATACCCTGAGAGTCTTGTGCAGGGTGACGTGTTGTGTATTACCTCCTTGGAGAGGGATGGTGCTTGGCTTTGTCATAAAGCTGATACGGGACTGACGCATGAAACATCCGATAACTACACTATCTTCTTATCTGACGTTAACGATGGTTTTGTAGAACTCAAATACACCCCCCCTCTCCCTGCTGAGGAAACATCAACGCCAGAATCTCAAACGTCCCAATACTTTTCTACAGTTTTTGAAGATGAATACAACTCCCTAGAAGAAGCACTGGTAGGTGAGACTTTCTACGAGTATATTGAACATCTCAACTGTGATGACTTGGTGCTGAAGGAGAAGCTGATTGAAATGCTCACTTACGAGCAGCGTAAGATTGTTGTACTACATGCCCTGGCTCTGCGTAAAGCGGGGTAAGAGACTTAGGCTAATCAAACGCTTAGCGAAGACTACAGCAAATTATTAAAAGAGGATGGTCTATGAATTTTAAAATGACTCAGGAACAGTCAGACATTGAGAAGGCATTCCTAAGTGGAAAAAACCAGATAGTTAAGGCTGGTGCAGGGACTGGGAAGACTTCAACTATCAAAATACTAGCAAGCCAGATGGAGGGGCTGTCAGGCCTCTACATGGCGTTCAACAAAATGACTGCTGAAGAGGTTAAGGGCCACCTACCAAGCTCTGTACAGAGCCGTACAACACACTCCTTAGCCTACCAAGCCATAGGCCATAAGTACAAAGATAAGCTGTCACGTCCTCAAGGAAAGTATGTCAATGTTGCATTAACTCCAGCCGAGATTGCACGTTATTTCAACATTAAAGCTGTCGAGAGTGTTAGGGGTGTTGATATTGCAATAATTGTTAAGGCAACTCTAGGGCGTTTTGAGTGCTCTGCTACAGACGCCCTGAACATCAACTGTGTACCTAGACACCTTGTAAAAGACCTTGTAGATAAGGCTAGGGAGCGTGATGAGTATGCTAGTGTAGATGCGGGAAAGATTGGTAGGGTTGTCTTAGAATATGCAGTCAAGCTTTGGGAAGGGCGTAAAGATGTTAACAGCGATGTACTCATAACACATGACACCTACTTAAAGTTTTTCCAACTGAGCCAACCTCAGCTAGGGTTTGATGTTATATTTGCTGATGAGTTTCAAGATGCTAATCCCTGCACCTTGGCAATTGTTGAAAACCAGGAGAACTGTCAAATTGTAGCTGTCGGGGATAGTAGTCAGGCAATCTACCAGTGGCGTGGAAGTATTAATGCTATGGAAATAATGGGGTATGACGAATACCCGTTAACACAATCCTTTAGATTTGGTCAAAACGTAGCTGATGTTGCTAATAGTATTCTACTAGGCGCTACTGATTTAATCTTGAAAGGTAACCCTACCAATGATACTCAAGTCACTACAGTTGATTACGATCAACCATACACAGTTATATTCCGTACTAATGGGTCACTATTATCGCGAGCGGTGGCATTAATTACAGATGGAGTGTCTGTGAATATTCAGACTAACACTTACCAGTTCTGCCGCAAGCTAGAGGAGTCTGCACACCTGCGAGAGGGTAATATGAAGAAGGTCAAGCATGAGGATCTTATTGGTTTTAAAAACTGGTCAGAGCTTTGTGAAGAAGCCGCTAATGATCCAGAGCTTAAGCGTATCGTGAGTATGATTAATAGCAACACCCACCTAAAAGTCTTACGCCTGTTGAAGAACTATAAAACACCCGCCAACCCTCATGTGACCTTGATCACAGCACACAAAAGTAAGGGTAGTGAGTATGCACAAGTAGTGCTTGATGATGACTTTCCAGAGATATCCCCTGAGATGGCAACGCAGGATCGCAACCTCTTATACGTGGCTGCAACAAGGGCTATGAAGACCTTACAACTTAACTCAGACTTGACTCGGTATATCACATCCTAGTGTCAAACTCTTTAGAGGTACTTTTCAAGGTCTTTTGTAAAGAGTTTGTATACCCATTGCCGACCTCCCCGCTGAGGGGTATGATCAAATCATCAAACAAACAAAGAGGTAGAGAAGCATTATGAAAACAGTAGCTGAGATGACCCACCAGGAAATATTTGACAAAGTTGTGATGAACCTTGCTATTCAGGGTGAAGTTAGCTTTATGCTTAATAGAGATGGGGAGACTAAAACTTGTGCATACAGAGGTGTCGGAAGTCTCACCTGTTCTGTGGGTGGTCTTATGCCGGATAGTCTGTACGATCCTATAATGGAGGGTGAAAGTGTCTGTGACATCTACGGATATCCTGAGGTAGAGGAGTTCTTCGGAGAGCACAACCAAGACTTGCTTACGTGTATTCAAGATATACACGATGGTGAGTATGGACAACCAAAAGAAAATTTCTGGAATAATGTAAAAAGAGAGTTTAAGTACCTCGCTCAGAAAGAAGGGCTGAACCTATATGGTATTCAAGCTGCAGACGCTAAGCATTTTGAAATCCACGGGGTTGTATAAACTATGATGTTGACAAAAGCTCACGAAGTACCAACACACTTCTATAGATTTACGAGGGATCAACAACAACCTAGCGGTGGGGAGGCTAGAGATCTGTGGAACTCCATTAAAAAGCTGGTGGAGGCTAGAAAGCCTCTCTGGTCCAACGCGCCAGACTGGGCAGGATTCCTTGCGATGGACGCAGATGGGGAGTGGAACTGGTTTAAAGAAGAACCTAGATTAAGCCCAATAGGTATTTGGATCTGGGGATACACCTCTGCTCATGTAGCAGAGAGGGCAAAGTGTAAGGACTCTGATCTAAAACAGGGGGAGTACTATGAGTGGTGGACAGAATCTCTAGAATGTAGACCACTTGCCATGCCTGTAGGCACATCTGTAGGCACATCTGTGGATACAAATACACCCGTATTTACATCTACAGACCACCCCAAGGATGTTTCTAAAATCACTATGAACTTCACAGACACTATCTGGGGATGGATGGTAAACAGTCAAATTAATAAAGGGGAGTTACACGACCTCTTACTTGAGTACTTAGACGCAGTTGAGGAGTTAAACTATGAGTAATAAAAAGGGAAACACAGTATGGGCTATATGCCGCGATGAATATCTCCGGTACGATATGACGACCGGGCTGCTTGAAATCTACGAGACAGAGCGGGATGCTCAAACAAACAAACAACCAGGAGATCAAGTAGTCCCTGTGCGTATAGCGAAACAGGAGTCTTAGGTTAACACTTTACAAACATGAGGGGTAGAAGATGATGAATGATGTGATCCACGTACACGTTTACAACCCAGCTAAAAGCCTGTTTAAAACTAGCGCGAACGAGAAGGCTGAAATGCATACGTACACTTGTGACAGGGCCAGCGTCTGCGATGCCTATAAAGACGGTAAGTGTATCTTAGTTGGAAATCCATTTGGTCCCTCTTGTTTTGGACGTAAATCTGTACTGATTGGGCCTACTAAGAGGGCAAAAATCTTTTAGCGAGTTTGTTGATAAGGCACAAAGGCATGAAAAGTACAAAGCACTAAAAACCCAACCAAATAGGATCTTCAGAGTTGGAGAGGGTTACTTCATGCCTTATGCCCATATTGCACTAGGCGAAGATACACCATTTGAGAGGAAATCAAGTTTCTTTGGAGGAGGATTTCCTTATCTCGAAGAAGTCACTCCTAGAAATCTGTCAAAACTCTATAATCACCGCCCCGCTTCAATGATGGGTTTTGAGATAAAGTCGTACCAGGAGAATGTCTTACCTCAGCTAGTTAAACACATGCACAGTAACTATCCAGATCTGTATTCAGATTTGCTCAGTGTGCATCCAGAGGCTAGGGACTTAGTTGATAACTTTGATTACACTGGTAAACAAGCGAAGATCAATACTCTATCACCAGGGAATATGAAGATTGGTACTAACTACTGGGATTGGGATGGGGAGTACCTCACTGGCCCCGGCGAGAACATGATATTTGCACCCGCTGATGCAACTCATATCAGGATAACACCGTCACCTGATGCATTTATTAAGGTAACAAATGTTGAAATGGTAAATTCAGAAACTGTGATAGGGGATTAGACAATGGATAAAACAGTTGTAGTAGAGAAAGTGGTTGATGTGGAAGTGCCAGTAACCATTGAGTATGTTAGATGTTATGACTGTGGTGACATGCTAGATTACGATGTTTTTGCCGATGGATTCGGTGGTTTACAAATAACGGTCGCTAAATGTGGCTGCGGAGGATGATAAGGCAATAGTAGTAGACAAGCCTCACATACAAGTTTATGCTATGGTTTTTAATAGGAGGTTAACTATGAGTAATACAAATTTTACACAAGGGAATTGGCAAGTTCGGGTAGATCAAATTGTGCCGTCTTCAAAGGCTGAGTCTTTTTTAGTTGCAACTGACGAGTTTGATGTTACTAGCCCTATGCTTGGCATTCGGAATGAGTATGATGCTAGTCTAATTGCCGCTGCACCAAAAATGTATGAAGCTCTTGATGAAGCTGTGAAAGATCTTGTTGCTTATCAATTTAATGCGAGAATGGCGGCAAAGTCAGATTCGGCTTGGGTTGGCGTTAGTGAAATATTGCAGCCTTCCGTTGACATGGCTAGATCTGCTTTAGCCAAAGCTAGGGGAGAATAACATGAACACTTTAAACACAGCAGCTACCAGCCGACCGCTCTACGTTGCTTTCCAGCGTGAAATTAACTGGAACAGTGCGCCAGTCTGGGCTGATAGTGTCGGCAGAACACCGAACGGCTGTCGAGTATGGTTTAACGATGATCGGTTTCAATACACAGTGGGCAATCTATCGCGCACCTTTTACTCTTACGCTAAATGGCCGGCAAACAACATCACATTAATTGAACACAGACCGGAGCATAAATAACATGAAGACTCTAACTATACCCGAGCGTTTTACTGGAACTGTTTACATAAAAATGTGGAGCAATCCACAAAGTTGTTTGTACGGCGAGATAGGTGCTACTGATATAGATCCTACCGGCAGCCGAGAGTGTATATTGGTTGGACAGGTTGAAGTGGACGTTCAGCTTGATGCAAGCGGTACTGTTGACAAACAGGTTGATCAGCTTCGCAATGCACGACAGCAAATAATTGACAAGGCTACGGCTGAGGCACAGCAGATCCAGGAAGCGATTGAAAGCCTTCTGGCTATTGAATATAAAGGAGACCCGGCATGACTACTGAATATCAAATAAACTCATTGAATGATTTTTTGGACGTTCCAGAAGAAGAGTGGGTCATGTTCGATACGTATGTGACCACTCATCTGGAGCCGGACGGCTCTGGCCATGCTTTTTACGAAACTGAGGAGTGGGAATCGGAAGAGCTTTTCGATGTAAAAACCATGCTTGAACTAAGAGCGGCTACCGCCGCGCGTCTTGCAGAGATTTACAGCACCGCATATCAGGAGTCAGCCCAATGAATGAACAGAAAAAGAAGTAGCTGCCCAGTGGTGGGCCGAGTGCGATAAGCGAATATACGACTTCCCTGAGAAGCCAGCACGGTCGATATTTGAGCAAGGTTTTGTGGCAGGGCAAGCCGCCCAGGAGCCAGAGCCATCAACCGAAGTAAAACGCTCAAGGCTCTATGAGATAGCAGAATACCTTCGCGGTCTAGGCAATGATGCCGACGCCTCACACGTTGAGAATTGCGCTCTTGATATGGTGTCGATGAAACATGAAATCCAAACGGCGATGCGCGGAAATAAAGTCTCAATCGACATATCGACTTGTGATGACGATGCCGGGGCTAGGGAATTCGCAACGATTATCGGCAAGCAACCTGACATAGACGGATCAGTTATCTGGCTGTGCGAGCTTGATCATTACAACGATGATGCCAAGCCCATCGACTCCGAAGGTGAACACATGACTAAGACCTACACATTGAGAGACATCAAGCAAGCGTTTATCGACGGGTTCTATGACGGGGCAGGCGACCCGATCGATGTGTATAAGACCGTGATACCGGACACAGAAACAGACGAATACAAAGCACTGCTCAAGCTGTCGCGTAAATTTGGCTTAGGCACATCTCTGACGATCAACATTGCACATGGCGTATGCAGTATACACGACAACCACGGCGATGAGTTCCGGTTCCCAATTGAACGGGCGCAGGAAGTGATCGAAGCTTGGGGCATAGTTGAAGCGGCTCGGGTTCTGTAACAATTCGACACAAAGTATAAGTTGCAGGCTAAGCCAGAGTTGCTAATCTGGGACAACAACAAAGGGGAATAACATGGAATGCAGCAAGCCATTAAGGTTACAAGAGACCGCCGACTTTACGACAACAGTAATGGGCGGACTGCCAGTTGGTGTAGTAGTTGACAGCTTCACAGGCGCAAAGCCTTGGCGTCAGCACATTTATGGGGAGAAGCAACATGATAACTAAATGTGAAGTGATAGCAGAGGTTGGAGTAATAAAGTTTAGAAGGGTAGAAGCTATAAAGATTGAAGAGATGTCTGTGATCACGTCTGACGGTGATCTATTTAATCAATATTATAATGTGAGTGTTGATAACGATATCAGATATCGCGGGTGTGATGCTAGAGACACGATGCTCGCGTTGTGCCAGTACATCGACGAAATCTCGGCATTAGACTAGTACAGTAGACTCTAGTAACGCGTTTAGTAAATGTTAATTACACGGCGAAAACCGCCGACTTTATAAGGGGTGATAAACTATGACAGAATCAGATGAACTACCGATGTTGATAAAAAGAGCTTTAGCTTATGGAATAGAAATTTGGCCTCTTCATCTTAATGGAGTCCTAAAATCATACGAGTATATGAAAATACCCGATGATGTTCTGGGTAAGATGAAGAGAGATCAAGTGGGTGATTATATTAAAGCACTTTATCTTTGCTCTTGCGAGATGGCTAGTAAATGGACAATAGGTCACGAAATGCTTAAAGATCTTGGATTTGTTGAAATAGAAAATAGCGACGGCCACCGGATATTTATCAGCATGGTTTACGAGCCATCAAAATTGGGAGGTGAGCAAGTATGAAAAGATCAAGAGTGTCAAGCATATTTAAACCTACCTTTGTAGCCATAACAACTTCAATTGTAGCCATATTAACTTCGATAGCTGTAGCATCTTTAGTACACGCGGAAGAAACACCAAGTCAATGTGACGATGTACGAGAAGTCGCAAGGCTTGTCATGGAGGCTCGACAACTGGGAGCGCCCCTTGCAGAGATTTACAGCGAAGACGTGCCAGAGATTATGCGTGTGATCGTTCTGTCGGCATGGCATGAGCGTGTGTACAGCACAGAGACAGGGCAATCTATGGCTATTGGCACTTTTGCTGATGCTTGGAAATCAGAATGTATTAGGAGGGTTGGAGTGTGATTGAAGCTAATGATCCAAGGCTAAAGACCGCTGAAGGTTGGGACGAGCTAGGTGCTCCATTCGATGCAACACATTGGGTTGGTCCTGCTCTACAGCCATGGGAAAAGATTGAGGGCAGTGATCGTTTTATATGGCATGACTCAGAGTGGTATGAATCTTATCTAGGTAGGATTACTGACAGGTTTGAGAGTATTTTACGACCAGTTGATGAAGGAGCGAAAATGTTAGTGATGAACAGCGTTGATGAATTCCAAAGGGCTAAACATTTAATGGAAAATAATACAAAACTAGAACTTGAACCAATGACAGATAGTGATTGTGAAGAGATCGTAACAAGTTACAACTCAGACAGTGATAAGTTTAAAGCTGAAAATAAATGGCATGATCGTATTGATTTTCCATTTGCTGGTACTGAGTGTGAAATGTACGTTGTCACCGATTGGCATTTGGCACGCATTATTGGAATGGATGAAGAAGGCTTGTGTGTAGCAAGTGTCCATTTTGGCAAAAATCGCGGGTATCATTCGTCAGCACAGATAGCTGATTTCAGGCCTTTAAAAACTGACCCTGAACTTCAGCGTGATGTGGATATAAGAGAGGCGCTTGAACACATCAAACAAGACTGGTATGCAAAGCCTGGCGCTACTGTGTCAGAGTATGTCGAAGATGCTGTTGCACAGCTATACGACGCTGGATGGCGCAAGACAGTTAATGTAACAACCACAGGCTTATGCCCAGTCCCAGTACTATATGATGATGATGATGATGATCACGTCAGCGTTAAGGGCACTCAATAAGCACCCTTCAGGGTTACCTCCAGGGTTACCTTCAGGGTTACCTGGGGGCACTCGATAAGGAGAAATAACATGCGTGTTAATCCAGAGGAACGGTGGCAACGAAAAGTGCTAGGGCTGCTGATCATGTTGGAGGCGCTTATAGCGTTTGCACTGATATTTGTTGTGTAGCTAATTAGAGCCATGAAGACAATAATGGAGAACACAATATGAATCTTGAAGAAAAATACACAGAGATGATGGAAGGGTATCCCGAGGGTCACGCGAGGCGCTGGAAACTGTGAGCAAAGCTATTGATACAATTCACTGTGAACTTGCACCGCACTTGGAATCAGATACAGATGTCAACATTTCACAGGAGGCAGGGCAATTAATTGGTGCTGTAGGGGGTAGTCTTTATAGACACATGAAGACCTATAAAGACTTATAAAGACCTATAAAAGCTATAATAGTATCCTTATGAGGTTTCTTAGGAGCCTCTTAGTAGCCTCTCTAATAGCCTCTTAAAGCTTTACAGTACCTGTCAAATTGCTGTGCTTTAGCACAAACCTTGACAGCTGTAAGGCTTTAATATTGTAAGGAGTTGTAGAAGGAAGAAGAAGGCGAAGCCTCAATTGCAAAGTAATCTTTCGTACTGTCGTAAGCTTTCTTACTAAGGGACTTTTAAGCTCCTCTAAAGACTAC